CTTACTCTTGAAGAAGACCAACAAAGAAATCTTATTGGTATTATTAAAGGTCGTTATGCTCAAGCTGAAGAAGCTAGACAAACTGACGAGACTCGTTGGTTAAAAGCATATGAGAACTATAGAGGTCTTTATGCTAAAAGTGTTAAGTTTAGAGAATCTGAAAAGTCTAGAGTCTTTGTAAAAGTTACTAAGACTAAAGTACTTGCAGCCTTTGGACAACTTGTAGATGTTATATTTGGTACAGGTAAATTTCCAATAGGAATTGCTGAAACTAAAATAGCAGAAGGTGAAACAAACTTTGCACATCTTGATACAGCTAATCCTACACCCGGTTTAGAAACTACAGAAGGTATGGAAATACCTGATGATATTGGTAACAGAATAGATAGCCCTTATGATGTTGGTTACGAAGGTGATGGTAGAACTTTAAAACCCGGTGCAACTTTCTATAATGGAATGTTTGAAGATAGTCTTGAAGACCAAGCTGAAGAAGCTGGTATTCTTAAAGACGGTACAAGTCCTGACCCACAGGCAATAGAACTTTCTCCTGCACAAAGAGCTGCAAGAAGAATGGAGAAACTTATCCATGACCAGATTGAAGAATCAAACGGAAACTCAGAATTAAGAAATGCTCTTTTAGAATCTGCTCTACTTGGTACAGGGATTGTAAAAGGACCATTTAACTTTAACAAGAAACTTCACAAGTGGGACAAAGATGAAGAAGGTAACAGAACCTATAACCCTTTAGAAGTTAGAGTACCTAGAATTGAGTTTGTTAGTTGTTGGGATTTTTATCCAGACCCTAACGCTACTAACATGGAAGAATGTGAATACATTATCCATAGACATAAGATGAACAGGAGTCAACTAAGGCAACTACGTAATATGCCTTATTTTGATGATGATGCAATACGTAATGCAATTCAAATGGGTGCTAACTACGTAGAAAAAGATTTTGAAAGCCAGTTAAAAGACGATGCTAGAAGTGATGAAGATATAAGCAGTAGTTATGAAGTATTAGAATACTGGGGAATGATGGATGCAGAATACGCAAGAGAAGTAGGAATCGACTTACCCGACAGTGTTGATGACTTAGATGAAGTACAAGTAAACATATGGACATGTGGACATTACTTGTTAAGAGCTGTACTTAATCCATTTACTCCATATAGAATACCATACAATGCTTTCCCATACGAAAGAAATCCATACAACTTCTTTGGTATTGGTGTAGCAGAGAATATGGATGATAGTCAACAGATTATGAACGGTCATGCAAGAATGGCTATAGATAACTTAGCAATGTCTGGTTCTTTAGTGTTTGATGTAGATGAATCTGCTTTAGTGGGTGGACAGTCAATGGAAATATATCCGGGTAAAGTCTTTAGAAGACAAGCTGGAATGCCGGGACAAGCTATACATGGTTTAAAGTTTCCTAATACATCACAAGAAAACTTAATGATGTTTGACAAGTTTAGACAACTTGCAGATGAACAAACAGGTATACCTAGTTATTCACACGGACAAACAGGTGTTCAAAGTATGACAAGGACTGCTTCTGGTATGTCTATGTTACTCGGAGCATCAAGTTTAAATATTAAAACAGTTATCAAAAATCTTGATGACTTTTTATTAAAGCCACTAGGGGAGTCTTACTTCCAGTGGAACATGCAATTCCTAGAAGATGAGTTGGATGTTAAAGGTGATTTAGAAGTTAAAGCTACAGGTACTAATAGCTTGATGCAAAAAGAAGTTAGAAGTCAAAGACTTACTATGTTCTTACAAACTGCACAAAGTCCTGCTATTGCTCCGTTTGTTAAAATTTCTAAACTCGTTAGTGAACTTGCCTACAGCTTAGACTTAGACCCTGATGAAATACTCAACGACCCTGAAGAAGCAGCTATCATGGCACAAATAATAGGAATGCAGAATGCTGGACAAACAAATGGCGAGGAAACTCAACCCGGTGGTGAACAGCCCCCAATGGGAGGACCTCAAGGAGTACCTCAACAACCTCAAGAACTTGGAGCTACAGGCACTGGCGGTGGCAACATCGGAACAGGAAATGTACCGGTTGCAGGGGAGAGTGAGTTCTCTGGTACGGTTGGAGCAACTGGACAAGCAGGTTAAAGAAGCAATTAATAGGAAGGAAGAAGTATAATGTTACTACAAGATGATAAAAAAAGAATGGGTTATACAGACGGTGAAAAAGTTGTAGACCCTATGAAAGAAGCTATAAATAATATAATGGGTTTAGGAGTTTCAAAAGAAGAAGTAAATATTATACAAAATAATACTATGTCTTCTCCTGAAGTAAGAAAAATTATTAATAGAGTAGAAAAAGAAACCAGTGCAGAACCCGGAAATGTCTTCAGTGTTTTTAATATGATTGCTAAAAAAGAAGAACCAAGAGTACAGAAAGCCATGGGTAAATTAGTAGGAAATCAAAAAAAAATAGACGCTAATAAAGATGGTGAAATTACTGGTGAAGATTTTAAATTACTTCAAAAAGCTGAAGGTGGGTCAATGGATGACCAAATGTTAATGGTCATGACACCACCAATGGAATCTGAAATGGAACCTGATGGAGAAATGGAAGATAACTACACAAGATTTATAATGGAAGAAGCATTAAGCGAAGAAGAAGAAGATATGCTAACTTCCAAACTAGAACAAGATGAGGAACTATCTATGTTATTTGATAAGATAATAGATGTTGCTCAAGAATTTGCTGGGTCTGGTCCTGTTAATGGTCCGGGTTCAGGAGTCTCTGACAGTATACCTGCTAGGTTATCTGATGGAGAATTTGTCTTTACTGCAAAAGCTGTAGAAGAAATCGGAGAAGACAGTTTAATGTCTATGATGAAAGAAGCTGAAGCTGCTGCAGATGAAAGACAACAAGCTTACGGTGGTGGAATGATGGGTGACCAACTTGAAAAAGTTGTTCAAACAGAAACTCGTATTACTAAACCTGCTGAAGCAACTTCACCGGCTTTAGGAGCTAGTGAAGATGATATAATTCAGGAAGAAGTAACACGAAACATGTTAGACCCTAGAATACAACACGTAAGAAGCTAACGATAAAGCTACCTGAATTAATTACTCAGCCCTTTATCATTTTAATAACCGAAAGGCTACCTTTACAAACAAGCCCTCTAGTCGACATAGAGCTACCTTGTGAAACAAGCCCTGAGTAGGAGAAAAAGAAAATGACTAATACAGTCCAACAGGAAGAACAAGCGAATCCTTATAACGCAAAGAAAGATTACCACGTAGAAGATAAACCTTTTACCCCTGCTAATCAATTATATTTTGAAGAGCCTTCTGAAAAGAATAAACTCTTTGATAGTGATGACATTACTGAAGTTAATTCTACAGATAATGTTAAAACAGAAAATCTGGATACTCCTTATAAGAAACCAGATTATAAAAAAAGATATGATGATTTAAAAAAGCATTACGATAGTAAGCTTAACGAGTTTAAATCTAGAGAACAAGAGTTAATTGAAGAGGCTACTAGTAATAGAACCGAATACAAAGCTCCTAAATCTCCAGAAGAACTAGAAGAGTTTAAAAATAACTATCCTGATGTTTACGAAGTTGTAGAAACCGTTGCTCATATGCAATCGGAGACTAAAGCAAAAGTTCTAGAAGAACGCCTTAGTAAACTCCAAGAACGTGAGAATCAGTTAGTACGACAGAGTGCAGAGAAAAGATTAATGGAAAGACATCCTGATTTTGAAGATATCAGAAATAGCGATGACTTTCATGGTTGGGCAAAAGAACAGCCTAAGTCTATCCAAGACTGGATATACTCAAACGCTTCTGATGCTGACCTAGCTTCACGTGCTTTAGACTTGTTTAAAAAGGATTTTGGAATTGAACCTACTAAGACTGAGTCATCTTCTAAACAGACTAGAAAATCTGCTGCTGATATGGTTTCTACTAAAACAAAAAGTATAGAACCTAATCAACAAAAGGTTTGGTCTGAAAAGGAGATTGCTGCAATGAGTGTTGCTGAATTTGATAAATTTGAAAAAGAGATATCAGATGCAATGCAAGAAGGCAGAATCGTAAAATAACTATTATAACTAAAGGAATATATCATGGCTCAATATTTTGAACCCTCAACTGATACTAATGCAAACTTTGCAAACTCCGTTAGTGGACAAACTAATAGTTTCTTCCTACCTTCCATATACTCTAAGAAAGTTCTTAACTTTTTCAGAAAGGCAAGTGTAGTTGAAGCTATTACTAACACCGACTATGCCGGTGAGATATCTGCTTACGGAGACTCTGTAAAAATCATTGGTGAACCAGTAATCTCTGTATCTGACTATACAAGAGGTTCTGACACAACTGCAACTAAACTAACTGATGCTGAAACAACTCTTGTTGTTGATAGTGCTAAAGCTTTCAAATTCATCGTAGATGATATTGAAACTAAAATGTCACATGTCAACTTCAAAGAAGTAGCTTCATCATCTGCTGCGTATGCTCTTAAAGATGCTTATGACGCTGCTGTTCTAGCAACTATGTTTGCTGGATGTTCAGCTTCATCACCTGACCACATTATTGGTTCAGACAGTGCAACTGCTGATGCAACTTTATCACACGCAACTAACTCTGTAGACCTATTAGGTTCAGACGCAAGTGGTGTAGATGCAATTGACCTTATGGCAAGATTTGCTAAACTATTAGACGAACAGAATGTACCTGAAGAAGGTAGATGGTTCGTAGCTCCTCCTTCATTCTATGAAGAATTAGCTAAAGCTGACTCTAAGTTAATGTCTGTTGACTTTAACGCTGGACAAGGCTCTATCAGAAATGGCTTAGTATCAAGTGGTAAACTAAGAGGATTTGACATGTACAAATCTAATAACGTTGCTGCTACATCTAACGCTACTGGTAAATGTATGGCTGGTCACATTTCATCAACTGCTACTGCTAATACTATTCTTTCAACTGAAGTGTTGAGAGACCCATCATCATTTGGTGATATAGTAAGAGGCTTACATGTCTATGGTGCGAAAGTACTTAGAGATGATGCTTTAGTAAGTGCATTCTATGTAATTGACTAATTGTCAAAACTCGGGGGGTCTTAATTGACCCTCCACTTTTTAAAGGAGATAAATATGCATTGTGGAAGTAACATGAAAAAACGTAAGAAAAAATCTGCTGGTGGAGAAGTAAGAAGTTCTTATAAAAAAGGTGGACAACCTATGTACAAAAATGGTGAATGTCCAAAAGGAAAACCTTGTTAATATGAAAGTTAAAGCACCAAAAGGACATCACTGGATGAAATCTGGTAAAACATTTAAGTTGATGAAACACACAGGTAAGTTTGTAAAACACAAGGGTGCAAGTTTAGAAGCAAACTTCCCAATTCAAAAGGTTCATAAAAAATAATGGCTACAACATATCTTGACATAACTAATGAAGTACTAAGAGAACTTAATGAAGTTCCTTTAACATCTTCAACTTTTTCTGCCGCTACAGGTATTCAAAAATTTGTAAAAGATTCAATTAATAAATCTTTATTTGATATAGCCAATGAAGAACCACAGTTACCTTTTTTCTCAGCAGGAGTCAGTGGAACTACTGACCCTTTTTATGGTAACGTAACTGTTCCTAGTGTTGCTGGACAACGCTGGTACTTATTAAAAGCTGATAGTTCTAGCATTACTACCGACTATGCTTCAATAGACTGGGACGATTTTTATGCTACAACAATAAACGTAAGTGGAGAAACTGCTCCTTACGTTTCTAAAGGTTTAAAATTTATTACACATACAGACTGGAAAAGGTATTATAGAGACAGTGAAAATGCAGACGATGCAGATACACAGTCACATGGAGAGCCTAGGTTTGTAATTAAATCTCCAGACAACAGGAAGTTTGGCTTAAGTCCAATACCTGACAAAGTTTACAATATTCACTTTTATGCTTTTACAAAACCTGTAGAACTTTTAGCACATGGTGATACGTTAGCATTACCAGACCAGTATGCTAATATTATAACAGCTAAAGCTAGATACTATGTGTGGCAATTTAAAGAAAGCCCACAACAAGCAGCTTTTGCTTTAGAAGATTTTAAAAAGGGAATGAAACATATGAAATCTAATCTTATGAATCCAGCTCCTAAATATATGACAGACGATAGAACCTACTTTTAAAATATGCCAAGTTCACAACCTTACACTGTTGCTTGTAATGGAGGACTAGTAAAGTCAGTAAACTCTATTGACTTACTTAAAACTCCGGGATTAGCAAAAACTTTACAAAACTTTGAAGTAGCTACAGAAGGTGGCTATAGACGTATCAACGGTTATACAAAGTATAAAGTTGGTAGTGTAACAGCAGCTCAACCTTCAGGAACAACAGATACTATCTTAGGAGTATTTCCTTATGCAGATGGTGTAATTGTTTGTGTAAGCGATGATATATATTTTAGTAATGATGGAGCTAGTTGGTTACAAATAAATAAATTATCTGCTAACTCTGGAGATAACCACACAACCTTTACAGGTAAATCTGTTACAGCTAGAACTAATCAAGGTCAATGTTCTTTTGCTTTATTTGAAGGTGCTACATTTGATTATGGTGAACTTAATATAGCTGATGGAGCTAATAAAGTTTTTAGTTTTAGAATGGAAGGTACTGGTAATTTAAACACTAGAACTTTTTTTACTAGTGAATTAGCGGTAGCAGGTACTAAAGCTGTTAAATATGTAACAGTTCATGACCATCATTTGATAGCAGCAGGAGTTGAAGATAACTTAAATACTTTATACTATAGTTCTAAAAATACTTTTTCATCTTTTCCAAGTACAAATGCTATAACTATATCAGACCAAATAGTAGGTATTAAAGGTTTCCGTGAAGATTTATTTATATTCTGTGAGAATAGTATTCATAAACTTATAAATATAAATAGTGGAGTAAATGATAATCCTCCTATAGCAATCGTTCCTGTCGCAGAAAACGTAGGTTGTTTAAGCGGTTACAGTATTCAAGAGATTGGCGGTGACTTAATGTTCTTAGCACCGGATGGAATAAGAACAGTAGCTGGTACAGCAAGAATTGGTGACGTAGAGTTAGGAACAGTTTCAAAAGCTATACAGCCTGTAATAGTTAGTTTAGCTAGAAACATTGACAACTTTACAATTAATAGTTTAGTTATCAGAGAAAAATCACAATACAGATTATTCTATACAAATACTGGACAACCTAATGCTTCACAAAAAGGAATTATAGGAACACTTAGACCTAATGGATTTGAGTGGTCAGAAACAAAAGGATTAGAAGTAACTTCAATAAATTCTAATTTTGATAAAGATGGAGTAGAGGTTTATTATCATGGAGATAGTAACGGTTACGTTTACACACATGATACAGGTAATGATTTTGACGGTGGTAATATAGATGCATTATATCAAACTCCAGACTATGATTATGGAGACTTAGGAACTTTAAAAACTTTACACTATATTAAAATGTCAATAGCTCCAGAAGGAGATATAGCTCCTACATTAAGAGTTAGATATGATTACGATAGTACAGATTTACCACAACCAGAAGACTATACATTTACTGTAGATGCTCCTTCTTTATTTGGTGGAGCTACATTTGGCTCATCAGTTTTTGGAGCAGGAGAACAGCCTTTGGTTAGAGTAGCATTGCAAGGTAGTGGACATAGTAACTCTTTTAGAATATCAACAAATAATAAAGTAGCACCATATATAGTAAATGGTTTTTATATAGACTTTATACCTTCAGGTAGGAGATAATAGATGGCAAGTTATACTAGACAAAGTACATTTTCAGATGGAGATTTAATAACTGCTGCATTATTTAACAACGAATATAATCAGTTAGTAGAAGCCTTTGATAATGCTACAGGTCATAGACATGACGGAACTACTGGAGAAGGACCAGTTATAGGTGTTCTTGGAGATGCAGGAGTAGTAATACCACTTAATAAAATTTTAATAGATACAACTAATGACCACATAGAATTTTGGATAGATGTATCAGGAACTTCAACACAACAACTTTATATAGCTGATGGAGCTATTGTACCTGTTACAGATAACGATATAGATTTAGGTACTAGCTCATTACAGTTTAAAGACCTTTATATAAATGGTACTGCAAACATTGATAGTCTTGTAGCTGATACAGCAGATATTAATGGTGGTACTATTGATGGTACTATTATTGGTGGCTCAAGTGCTGCAGCTATTACAGGTACTACTATTACAGGTACTAGTTTTGTAATTGGTAGTGCGACTATTACTGAAACAGAATTAGAAATACTTGATGGAGCTACACTAAGTACTGCAGAACTTAACTATGTTGATGGAGTTACATCAAGCATACAAACACAAATAGACACCAAAGCTCCTCTAGCTTCTCCTAGTTTAACAGGAATACCTACAGCTCCTACTGCAGCTTCTAATACTAATACTACTCAGTTAGCTACTACAGCTTATGTACAAACAGAAATTACAGAACTAATAGGTGGTGCACCCGGAACACTTGATACTCTTAATGAACTTGCAGCAGCTATCAATGATGATTCAGATTACAATACAACTTTAACAACTGCATTAGCTACTAAACTTCCACTAGCCGGTGGAACTATGACAGGTAATTTAAACTATAGTGATAATGTAAAAGCACAGTTTGGTACAAGTAATGACTTAGAAATTTATCATGATGGAAATCATAGTCGTATTGTAGAATCAGGCAGTGGTGACATGATTATACAGGGTGATGAATTCTCCCTTATGAATGTTGCTGGTACTGAATATATGATTTTTGCAGACAATGATAGTTTTGTTAAATTATATTATGATGGTTCTAATAAACTTTCTACAACCTCAACAGGTATAGACGTTACAGGTGTAATAACAACTGATGGTCTAACAACAAGTGCTGATATTAACTTTGGCGATAACGACAAAGCAGTATTCGGTGCTGGTTCAGATTTACAGATTTATCATGATGGATTTGATAAAATTATAAGCTCATCATCCTATTTAATATTAGAAAGCAGCAATGCTATTTTTCGTAATAATGGTGGCACAGAAGATTATGCTAAGTTTGTGGGTAATGGTGCAGTAGAACTTTATCACAATAATAGTAAAAAGTTTGAAACAACCTCAACAGGTATAGACGTAACAGGTAATGTTTCATTAGCTGATAATGGCAAGGCTATCTTTGGTGCTGGTTCAGATTTAGAGATTTATAGTGATGGAACTCATTCTTACATAGAAGAAAAAAATGCAAGTGGTAATCTTTACATCAAAGCAGAAAGTTTTAATGTAGGTAGACAAGCAAATTCTGAATTATATATGACAGCTTCACCAAATGGAGCAGTATCTCTTTATCACGATAATGCAGTAAAACTAGCCACAACCTCAACAGGTATAGACGTAACAGGTACAGCCACAATGGATGGGCTAGGTATCAAAGGAACTACTGGACTATTAGTTGAATCCAATGGTTCTGCAAATTATGGTGTTTATATTGAATCTAATTTTGCAGATACAATGGGTACTATCGGAGCATTAAGTCAATCTGATGCTGGAAGAGATGGTGCTAGTATATCTTTTAATGATTTTGGTAGAGGAATTGTTTTTAAAACAAATGAAGGTGCTAGTAATTCTGAAGCTCTCAGAATCGATAGCAGTCAAAATGTGATGATAGGCGGCACAAATTCACGTCCTGCTGAATTTAACCATCCAAAAGGAATTAGTTTCCGTGGAGATATTGGTCAAATACAAGCATCTACTGATGCCAACACTGCAATGCTTTTAAACAGAGATACCTCTGACGGAACTATAGCTTTATTCAGAAAAGATGGTACAGATGTTGGAGTTATTGGTACTGAAAATTGGGGTATCGGAACGAGTTCGCCAAATCAAAAACTTGAAATTAAAACAACTTCAGGCACAGCAGGTTTTAGAATTCATTCTGATACAACATCTGCACCTAGAACTGAAATAGAGTTTATGCGAGGAACTACTGATACATTTGGTGGCGATGCATATACAGATTGGAAAATAGGACATACTGGTTCTAATCAAGCAGACTTTGCTATCGTATCTTCAGATACAACTCGTGGAACTAATGAAAGAGTTACGATTAAGTATGATACAGGAAACGTGGGAATCAATGAAACTGCACCTTCAGACTTATTACACATAAACAAAAGTCAAAATGCGGGTACACAAATACAAATTGAAAACCAAAACACGGGTACTTCATCTTATGCTGGTTTGCATCTTAATGGTCAAGGTAATAACTTTCGTATTAAAAACTGGGGTGATGGTACAAGTAAAGCAAATGCTACTGAATTTATATCAACTGCTGGTGGTTCACATTTTATATTTTCAACAGAATCTACTGAGAGAGCAAGACTGGATTCGTCTGGAAACTTATTAATAGGTCAAACAACAGGAAATGTTTATAACCAAAGCTCTGTATCAGGTTTTAAACTTGATGGTGCAAGTGGTAATCTACAAATAGCTAGAAGTGGAAACACAGTTGCTTTCTTTAATCGTATGACTAGTGACGGAACTATAGCTGACTTTAGAAAAGATGGTACTTCGGTTGGAAGTATTGGTACTAATGGTGGTTACATTTATGTAGGCTCAGACGATACAAACTTAAGATTTCATAGTGGTGTAGACGCAATTCTTCCAGCCAGTTCTGGTGGAGCTACAAGGTCTGCAGCTATTGATTTAGGAACAAGTGGAGCTAAATTCAAAG